AACCTTGGCTTGCTTACGTGTGATGCCAGCGATGTCTGCAACCATCTGGTGCAGGTCCACGTCGCCCTTGTGGTATTCCTCGACGATCGTATCAACCACTGGGCTGCGCATGTGATCCGGCATCGACGCAGCAAAGTGAACGAGCAGCCGTGGCTCCTGTGACGAGTAGTCAAACGAGCCCCACATCTGCCCTTCCTCTGGGATGAACAGGCCACGGATCAGCTTCTTGATGTCAGGGTCACGCGCCGGGATCTGCTGCAGGTTGGGGTTCGAGGATGAGAAGCGCCCTGTCACCGTGCCACCATCGTCGCTGCGTAGCTGGTGAAATTCCGTGTGGATCCGCCCGTTATGCGCGTGACGCAGGATGCTGTCGATGAACGTGCTGTCGGCTTTGTCAAACTCACGCAGCCTCACGATCGCCTGGCACACTGGGTGCGGGTGAGCGTTTAGATACTGCTTGGTGAAAGACGGTGCACCAACCTCGGTCTTTGGATACTGTAGATTCAAAGCATCAAAGACCTGCTGCACAGACGCAGCCGCCCAAGGTTCGAGGGCCACGCCTGTCTTATTTTTGATGTAGGCTTTCAGCTCTTGGACCTTGGACCTTAGACCTTGGCGGGCAATATCAGCCTTATCCAGATCCACACGCACGCCACGCATCCGCATCTCCACCATCATCGGGATGAGCGATGTTTCAAGATTGAAAATGTGCGTCAGGTCTTGCTCAGAGATTTCTATCTTCAGACGGTCCCACAGTTTCATCGTCATAAACGCATCCTGCTCAGCGTACGCTCCAACGTACGACGCAGGCAGGCGCCACATGTCAGCCTTGGGATCGATGCCCCAGTCCTTGGCCGCAGCGCGCAGCATCTTCTCGTCCTTGCGCATATCGATGTAGTCTTTGCCTAGGTTGTTTAGGCTGTAGGACCAGCGGTTCTCATCGATGATTGCGCCAGTAATCATAGTGTCAATGATTCGACCTTGAACGTTAACCCCTTCTGCGCGCAGCCAGCCCAGATCGTAGGTGGCGTTGTGCATCAGCTTGTCGATTTCCGGTGTGGCCATCTGCTTGCTGAGCCACTTCATCGTCATCTTCGGGTCGAGGTTGTGTCCGTTCTCGTGGCGGATCGGAAAGTACCAAGCCTGGTCCCCGGCAGCGATGGCGATACCCACGATGAAACCGTCGTTACGCGCCCAGCCTGGGCCAAGCTTTGTAAGGTTTGGGTCGCAGGTCTCGAGGTCGATGGCGATCTGCGGATAGCAGGTCAGGTCCGGGTAGCTAGATGGGATATTCCAATCAGGCTCTAGCTTCTCACCGAGATCCATTCGCTCGAAGAATGCGATCGTGCTTTTGTCTTTGCGGTCTCGCGCCATGCCTTAGCCTTTCTCGAAGCTGCCACCCAAAGCGGAGTAGCCACATTTGTCGATCCACGAATCTTCATGGTCGATAGTCTCCATGAGGCGGCAGGTCTTCACCCAGTCCATCATCAATGCGACATGCTTGGCTGTCAGCTCACCCTTACAGTTGTCCACGATGACGTTCCAACCAGCAGCAATGCGATCGAAATTGTGGAAAGCATCACCGTAATCCTGGGCCCTCTGGCCTGAGATAAGTTCTTTTGCGGTATCTAGAATTTCGTCGCGTGTCATATCGTGTACCTGTATTTTTCAAAGCTTTCAATTAGGTGAAGGTTATCCTTGGTGCGTGTCACCGCAACGTAGAATATCCTGTGCTCGTCGTCTGGGAATCTTGAGTTTTCAGCTGCACGGGTGCTTCCCAGATACACCACGCAGTTCTCATCCTCCCCGCCCTTCATGGCGTGGATAGTGGAGATCTTGATACGGGGCGGCTTGGTGATATCCTCACCGCTGTTCTCGATGTTGAGAAGGTACGCCCGCATATCGTTGCCAAGGCCTAGGATCTCAAACGCATCACGGTTGTCGGTCGTGTCGCTCTCGCCCTTCTGCTTAAACCCAAACTCCCGGATCAGATCCTTCAGGGTCAGCGTGCTGGTTGGGTCCGCCGCATCCAGAAGCTTTGTCGCGCCTCGCTTAACCACAGCCTTGTCTCCCTGCTTTGGCACAACCTCGTACAGCTGCCGAACACGATCGACACTGACGCCTTCGCCGCTGCTGAGCTTACGCCAAGTCTTGATAGCCCGAGCTTGCTCTTCGCTCACAGGTGTGTGCCCCTTCAGCGAGTAGTAGTACCCAGCCTCACGCACATACTTGGCGATCTTGTCTGCGTAGTAGTTGGTGCGTGCCATGATGGTCCACGAACCTTGGCGCATGTCGATGCTGTCAAAGTCATAGTGCCAGCGAACCGAACCCTCCTTGTCCATCGGAGCGTACTCTTTCGGTACTCGTCCCTTGATCCTTTTGACGATACGGTTGGCCACCTCGAACACCTTGCGAGGAAGACGATACGATTGAGTCAGCACTATCTGCTTTGGAGACATGGAGATAAACTGTTGGATGTTTACCCCTGTCCATCGGTGTATAGCTTGGTCGTCATCCCCCGCGATCAGTACGTCCTCGGCATACTGCGCCATCTTCTGCACCATCATCCACTGCAGCGGCGTGAGATCCTGTGCCTCGTCGATGATCAATAGCTTCAGCCGAGGCGGCTCACCGATCTTGATGAACATCTCGATCATGTCCACGTAGTCGTACTTACCAAGCTTGGCCTTGTACTCTGTGATCGTTTCGAAGATCTGCTTGGCTTTGAACAGGCTCACGTCGAAGGTCTCGTGCTCTTTCCACTCCTCCTCCAAGTCCACCATGCGGTAACGCGCGCGGTCGATGATCCGGATGTACTGGCTCCCACGCTTCATGTCCTGGGGCACCAGCAGTCCATCCTCTGGTATGGCGCTCAGCTTGAACTCCTCGCCCAGCATCCTGCCCAGCGCAGTGTAATCCGCAGAGGACAGCAGGTCCTCGTTGCGCAGATGCAGGCCAGCGAAACCTGTCGAGTGCAAAGTGCGGAAGTTGCGTAGCTGCTTAGCGTCAAGGTTGAACCGAGTCATCGCCCGTTCGCGTGCCTCGTGTATAGCCTTGCGGGAGAAAGACACGAACGCAATCTGCGTTGGGTCTACGCCTGCAGCTAGATACTTCTCCATCTCACGCATCAAGAACTCTGTCTTGCCGCACCCAGGAGGGCCTAGAACTTGTGTACTATTCGGGATCATCTCTTCTCTCCTCCAACCATGATTCGATCTGAGCCGGTGTCCATCGCAACATGGACCTCGGACCTCCGAGCCTTATCGGGCGTGGCATCGAGTCTTCTTTCACCCACTTGTAAATAGCTGCGGTCGTAACATCGAGGTGCTCTGCCAGCTCCCTGACTGTGATCAGCTTCTTAGAATGGAACATCTGAATTGATCTCCTCAACATGCAGGTCGATGTCGTCTTCCTCGAACTCGGGAACCCACCACACTCGTAGTGTCCCCCACGACCCGTCAGATTTCTTGTAACGCTGGCGACCACTGAACTCGCCCATGCCGTTCAGTCGCTTGATCTCCTCTTGGATCTTCGCCCGGTTGTCGGCCCACGGGTGCTGTCGGTTCTTCAAGAACGTGACTAGGCCATCGATCTTGAACTTCACCCGGCCATCATCATGGTAAGGCTTGCCTGTCTCCATCTCCGCAGGCTCGTACGCCTGTGCGCTGCCATTGCAGTAGGACTTCAGCAGATCCTCGAAGCGGCCTTCCAGCGTCAGCTCCTTGGACACCTCAATGAAGGTCGCCTGCTTCAGCATGCGGTTCAGCAGAGACGTCCAGTCCTGCTGCTTCATGGTGGCGGGCACAAAGTTTATCTGCTGTAGACACGCCTTCTGCCATAACGACTGGTTGTGTAACTCATCCGCTGTCAGCTCCACCCGCTTTCCGTTCACGTCCATGAAGTAGTAACGCGGCTGCGATAGGATCACAGTCAGGCCACCAACCTGGGCCTTGCTCTCGCTGTCACCACCGACGCCATGCTTCTTGGTGCGGCACAGCTCCTTATCACAGACCGAACAGAACGGCTCGATGTTGCAGGTGTAGAAGTAGTCCTTCCTCTGCAGCTGCTTGATGATCCCCAATACCTCCTTGGCCTCGAGGTTCGGGACCATGAACTTGCGGTTGTAGTCCTCGACTACTTTCTCCCACGTATCGGGATACTTTAGCTTGGCATACACGCCCATCTGCAGAAGCGTGTTGTTGCGCATGTCTCCGACGTAGCCCGTGGCTACAAGAATCCGCAGGCAGGGAGGGCCGTCAAGGAAGTGCTCCTTGGATCCAGACAGATCCAAAGCATCGAGGTCGGTCCTCGAAACTCGGCCCTTCTCCACCGCGTCTAGGAACTCTTCTAGCTCCATCGCCTCAGCCAGCTTGTTGAAGCAGTAGCGTGTTGTCGTTTCCGCGTCGAAGTACGGCATGTTGATAAAGTTGCCGAGGTCCCCCCGCTCGACCAGGATCGAATCCTGTTTCGGAAAGATCTCACAACCAGAGAACCCAAGAGCGATCGACATTTCTGTCAGATACTCACGGATCAAGGACGCTGGATACCAGTCGTCCAGGAATAGGTAGAGGTGTGCCCCGCCGGACTTTGTGCGGCAGTGGAACAGAGGCAGCTTGAGCTGCTGGATCTTTTTCTGAAGACCTGCATGGTCAAGGTCGTAGACGTCAACGTCCAACGCACCAAACTTACACATGTTCTCTGAGTTGATAGGTATCGCGCCGATGCCTTGCTTACCGTCGATGTGATCCTGGACCTGCTGGATCGTCATCTTCCCGCGACGAACAAAGCTGTTTGCCTCTGCTTTGCCCTTGCGCCCAATCCTACCAACCGTAGTCTCGCCATACGCTGCGTCTGATCCGACATACGCAGCCAGCAATCTTTCGGCTAGTGTCATACCCTTCCCTTTTTTCTACCTTTAACAACGGGGCTTTTCTCTCCCGTTCGGTTTCTGCAGTATTCGATAAACCCAGGCATGTTCAGGTTCTCCTTTTGGGTTCCCCACCTGAGGTTGTCCGCCCTGTTGTTCAAAGCGTTTTCGTCAAGGTGAATTACTATTGCCCCTTCAAAAGGAGGTGGTCCATGAAAAGCTTCGCAGATCAACCTGTGTACTTTCTTTTGGCCGAACTGTCTTGACCTCAGACCATAGTATTCGTGACGTGCCGTCTTGGAGGCTTTCGTTTTTACCCCCAAAACAGGTTTTGTTTTATACGTCCGAACAGCACCATTCGGCATACGACTGGTAGTTTCTGGCAACCTTACATACCCTAAGCTACTAGCCATTAGCCCCGGACACGATGGCACGGGTTTCCACACTTCTTCCATGACGTGAATCCTTTATTAGAGTGGTGTCTAGCCTATCTTTAGACTAGACACCGTGTCAACCCTAAAAAGGTATATCATCCCCATCCATTTTGGAAGAAGACGGAGCAGAAACATCCTCCTCCGGCGCAGCCTTAACCTCACCCGCCGCGATCGAGTCGCGGAAGGCTTTCGCTTCGAGCAGCAGGTCGCGGTTATCTACCAGACCGATGCGCTCAACTTGCCAGTTGCCCCACGAACCTTGGTCATTGGACTCCTCGACGGAGTACAGGCGCCACATGGTGGCGAACACAGGCGGGGTAACCATCGCACCTGTCTTGGGGTGCTTGACCTTCTGCATGGCGATCTGCGTCTTCCAACGGCGCGACACCTTGAGCTGCGTGGACTTCATGTCCACAACAACAGGCTGGTACGAACCGTCTTCCTCGACGATCAGGCAGAAATGTTGGTCAGACTTGACCAGCTCGTTGCCGTTGGGCAGCAGCTCCTTGGCACCCGAACGGGTGGTCTGCTGCAGCAGCGGGCTGTTCGCAGGGATCTCACCCTTGAACCCGCCGCCCATGTCACGCGGCACAAACTCCAGATACTTGGTGGTCTGGAAGCAAGGGATCACAGAGATACCCTTCTCGCCATCCCAGTACTGGTTGGTCACGTTGTTGAATGCATCGCCAGCGGAGGCGCCCTCGATGAACTCAGCTTTCTTCTTGTTCAGCTGCGGGCTCAGTGCCTGAAGCAGACGAACAAATGGGATTTGCATCTCGCTGCTGTCGAAGGCCGCGCCCTCTCCAGCAAACTCTAGGATGTCATCCATTACCTCAGTGGAAACTGCGGTCTCTTGTTTGGTTGCAACTGCGGTGCTCATGTTCACTTCCTTTTGATCTCTGCAGCGTTTGCGATGAAGGCCCCGAACATATCGAGGTCGATGGGTTTGCCGTTCTCCACGCGCTCTTTAACAAAAGCACGCAGCGTTGACGGGTGAACGTAGGTCTTCTGGCCAGGGTCGTAACCCTCTGCTTCCAGACGACCGATCAGGTCACCAGCCATGTTGTCTTGGCCCTTGCCAAACGACACAGTCACATCGTTCTTGATGATGTCGTCTAGGCCCTCGGACCTTAGCCAAGCGAATGCGTCTTCCTTACGGTCGTTAGGAATAGAAGCATGCACCATCATTTTACGTGTCACTGTGACGCCATCGACATCGAGGCGCTCGACACCCATCTCATCCATCAGTGCTGGGATGTTCTCAACGGAGAGCTTGTGCTTCTCCTGCTTGAGAGCTTTGACATGGTTCTCAGCATCCTCGATCTCTTTCTCGACCGAGCGTAGCTTACGTACCAAATCGCTTAGGGTTTTCCCGGTGGAAGTATTCACATCTCCAAGAGCACCGGCCTCGTCAAAGATGTCGTCAAAGATATCAGTCATAAGTTTTTCCTCTTCAGGGTTGCTTGTGGTCAACTTGTTTGCTAACCATGAGCAAGACTATATGAAGGAGCTCAATACATGTCAATAGACTTTTATAAAACTAAACCGTACCAACACCAGGTCGAGGCGTTAAGCCATGGAATGCATGCACATTCTTATGGTTATCTCATGGAGATGGGGACCGGAAAGTCTAAGGTTCTGATCGACAACATCGCAGCCCTGGCATTGAAAGGCGATCTAAACTTCGCACTGATCATTGCACCCAAAGGCGTGTACCGCAACTGGGTGGCCAAAGAAATCCCGGAGCATCTGTCCGATAACGTACGCCACCGTGTGATCCGTTGGGTGTCGAGTGCTAACAAGAAACAAAAGGAAGAGATGCAGTCGGTGGCCAAAGCCTTCGATGGCCTGACCATCTTCGTTATGAATGTCGAATCCTTTTCCACACTCAAGGGTCGCACCGCCGGGGAATGGATGGCCAAGAACTTCGGACGCAACGGTCTCATCGCCATCGACGAATCAACCACCATCAAGAATCCAAAGGCCAAGCGCACCAAGGCGCTGATGAAGATCGCATCAGGGTTTGCCTACCGCAGGATCTTGACCGGGTCTCCTATCACCAAGTCACCCATGGATGCATACGCTCAGTTCGAGTTCCTCGGACCTCGGCTCTTAGGCTACGATTCGTACTACGCATTTCAGGGCAGGTACGCAGTGACGCAGCAGCGTAAGAT